AACCACGGGTTATCCCGCCAGTTTCTCGGGCTTCTTTGCCCTCAGAAAGTCGTCTATCGCATCAACCTTGCGCCGCGGGTTCCAGCTCGCCCAGATCTCTGATCCTTCAGCGCGGATTGTCGGCCTCAGCATTGTCAGGCTTCGCGCCGTCAGCGTCTGCGCCTCCTCGATCCAGGCTCGCTTGAAGTTCTCCAGCGACTTAATCGATTCCGCCGTGTAGTCCTGCATGCCCTTGAAGATAATCACGCCATCCTTTGGGGTCTGGATTACGTCCTTGAAGACCTTGAAGCCATCAGCCTCGCCCAGATTGAATTGGCTCAGCTTGTCCTCGATCAGGAGCTTGGCAGACTCCTTCAGATCCTTCTGCACTTCGCGAATGCAGACCGATCGAAGGCCCTCACCTGTTTCACCCGGCGCCCTCAAGCTGTCCTCGACCATAAGGCCAGCGAAGAAATGAGATTTGCCCGAGCCGCGTCCGCCATGTGCCCCCTTGTACCTGGAGGGATGCAATAGCGGCTCGAATACTTCAGCCGTTGGAATCTGAAGGACGGGCAATCACTCGCTCGATCTTGTGGATCATGTTCAACGGGCTGTCTTCGTCGCCGCTGATCTGCGTTGCGGCCAGATCCGGCATGACTTTCTTTAGCAATCCGAGGCCGGCCGATACCTGGGTGGCGCTCATCTCTCTTTCGCCACAAGCATGCGCAATAAGGGCACTGAGAATATTGGAGTTTTGGATTTTAACCCGGTGCTCATCCGACATGCGGAAACCGGGCTGTCTTCCACGTTCAGCCACAGTAAGGCTCGTCCTCGCCGTGCGGGTGATAGGTGAACTTCTGCGCCGTATAGGCGGCATAATCCGAGGCGGCCGCGGCCCCATAAGGCCAACCAACGGCATATTCGCCAATCTCAGCCTTGGGCTCCTCAATCGGCACGCCCATGATCTGCTTTACCCGCTCCTGCTCTATTTCTTCTAAGCGTTTGCGGATGGAGTCGGTGTCGTCGGCTATGTTCATGCTGTCTCTTGGAGCTCAAGCAACCAAATGGCAAACATCACGCCTGCTGCGACGAGGTTCATGCAGCCCACAGCCAAGTTGATCGGGCTGCTGCCAAAGCTCAGATTGAGCGCAGCTGAGAGAGCATTTAGAATAAGCACAAGCATCGTCATGCCAGTTCCCCAATCTCCCGAATAGCTTCGTCAAGAGCTTTCAGGTCAGCTCTTGTGGCCCGGAGGCTGGGCATCTGCGGCTGAGCCCGCGGGGAAAGCTGATCAACCAAGTCTTTCAGACGTTCAACGTACACCGCCATTGTCGCCTTCGCCGGCTGAGGCGCGCCGTTAATATTGGCCATCGAAAGCAATTGTCCGTAGTTGGCGATCACTACTCGAATTTCGTCATTGTTCATGCTGGATTCCCCTGATGCTCCACCAAGTAGTCAAATTCGCATGGCACCCACACCGCTTGGGTCGCGCCGGAGTAGCCAACGTACTTTGCGATCCAATAGCCGGGGAAGATGCCCCAATGCGATACGATCATTTTGGCTGCTCTTCACTCAGCCGCCAATGTTTTCCGTCCCACTCATAGCGGATATATGAGCCGCCGCCCTTTTGGGGACCGGATAGAGGCTCCCACACTGGAGCCGCCGAGACCCAGAAAGTTTCTGCAGTTCCTGTACAGGTCAGCCCCTGCATAGGTCCGCCGACAATTACACCTGTTGTAGTGCTCATGAAAAACCCGGCGCTGGCCTAGTGCGCTGAATACCACTCACGAACAGGCCCCAATGGCTTATGCTGGTGTAATAGACGAACGCTGGAATGCCGAATGCATCCTCTACCATTTCCTGATGGTGCCATAAAACCCACATAGAACATCTCCCGAAACCCCTATTTTTTTAGACTATTTCGAGATTCTATGCTACAAAAATCTAAGCAGGTCCGCCGTTTGTGTACTCTGAAAAGTCCTGCAAGGCGTCGGAAACTTCGGCCTTCAACTTCGCCTTCACGTTATCGACCGTGGACTTGATTTCGGCGGCAGCTTCGGCAGTCGCAGTTTTCACATCCGCGATGCCCTGATCCTGCAAAGCGCCAATTTCAGCTTTCATCTCGTCCATCATCGCCTTGAAGGCGCCGGACTTCAGTCCCGTGATGCTCATGCCTGCGATCTCTTCAATTGCGCTGATGGGGTGTTCAAAAAGACTTTTTTTTTAAATTCCAACGCGGCCTCGATATCCGCTGCCGTAACAGACTGTACCCCGGAGAACTCCAGCTCATGCTCTCCAATCGAGAAGATTTGCGTTCTTCCTGATTCCCCATAGCGCATAGTCAGGTTCTTGCCCCCGTCTATGTGCCTTAGCTCTTCCCTGAGATTGTGTATGCCCATGCGATATTCTCTGTTCGTCTCATGCAGCGCTATGGCTAGGCGGGCTGCGAACCAATTTAAATCGTTTGGGGACAATTCCCGGCTGTGGGTGAGCACGACCTGTCAGGTAAATTACGACCGGTTATGCCGCCCTAATTGCCCTGAGCGGCTTGGCACAAAAGTTTCCACACACGCTCGGCCTCGTTCATGTCCGGAACTTCCGCCGCCGGCTCAAAGGATTCCATCGGCTTCGCTTCTTCCTGCTTCATGAGCGCGGCGTGAGCCTCAAGATATGCTTGTTCCGACATAGTGCAGGTATAGTGTATCGTCATGCCTCAAACCCCCCTGTCTAAGTCTCGCAACAAAAGCTCTGCAATCTTTAGGGACAGTTCAATGGATGCAATCCATTTGTGACCCACTTCGCTGGGCGCGCTATAACCACCAACGGGCCAGTCCTTCAGGTACTGGAGACGCCCTTGCAGTTCGAGCAATTCTTCCTTGCTTATCACCTCAGACCCCCCTCTCTGATCACCAGTCGTGACGGATCATCCGCACGGTGGTCATGGTCCCCAAATCCCTTGCAGCTCTTTCCTCTAGCGTCTCTTCGCGCCGCCAGGTCTTGGATTTGAAGTCAGCCAAAATGACAGTGGCAGTCATGAAATACCTTCACTGTGCGTGAAAAACATTCTCCCGGCTGGTCACGAATCCAGCATCCAATGACCGAGGCGCGCGCAACGACCGCGTATAGCTTTTTACGCCACGGGAACAGGTCCCCGAGGGGATGTAGGTTTCGGGCACCACTCAGCATTTCGGAGTCCTCGGCACGTAAACGGCCGGAGCAGGGGATGTGACTCAACGGGTTGCTTGAGGGTGCCCGAACTGGGAATTTCAAAGCACAAAGGGCCACCCCGTTTCCGAGGCAGCCCTGAGATGTGCGACAGTTCTTGCGAACTATACCCGATTTGCCCCAAGATTCGTCAAATGTCAATACCCCTACCCTGTATCGGTACTAGGTATTCCAGTGCAGGGCGAGATTTGCCGCGGCGATCCGGACCGTTTTGCGGAATTTATAAGCGCTCATTCCGCTTGCGATGCCCCTATCCCATTCATAACAAACGAAATTGTCCAAAAGGACGATGGCTGAGTGCCCCTCGGACCGCCCCAACGCCTTCATCAGGTGTTCGCCGGCCCTGCGATACATTTGCCTATGGCTTACCTGCCTCTCGCTCTTTGCCATGCCCGAAAAGTTCGACGGGTCAGATGAAAACACCCGATTCGGGTCCACAGAACCAACGCTCGCCTCCAAACCTGCGTGATACCAATGATGCCGATATTTCATCAAAGCAACGTGCTCGGCCGTTAACTGCTTGCGGTTGGAGTCCGATTTATCTGCCGCCGACAATCGCTTGTAGAGCCTGGCCAGCGGCGTATCATGGAAGTGATAAACCTTGGTGCCCTGTTGATCGTCGCCCACCACGTACTCGCCCTGAGACTTGGCGATGCGTTCTGCTGTAGGGCCCGAGCTGTACTCAGGCGGTTTGGTCTTTGCGCGCTTCATTGTGATGCCCCTCAATAGGTTGGATAGTCAGCCGAGACGTACTTCCCGATCTCTGGCTTGAAATCCAAGTCCAGCACGCAGGGATAACCCAACTCCTCAAACCTCGTCTTCCGTTGGTGCAGTTCTGCCTTGGTCAACCTTGTGCCTCCGTCGAACATCTTCGGGCGGTGCACCACGAAACCCTGGTCAACCATGTTCTCCCAGTTCTTCGAGCCAGAGATATCCTCTAGCCCCGGCGCCTGCCCGCGCCTTCCACCTTCCATTTTCGCCGGATGAGCCAACACCTGAACGTGGCAGTTCATGTCATGAGCAAATGCATGGATGGCCCGCAGACATTCCCCGATGTACTCGGTTTCGCTCTGGTCCCTGCCCCTCGCCGCTTCCAATCGGTTCCAGGGATCAACCTGGATGATCCTCGCGCCATGCCGGACAACGGCGACCTCAGCCATATCGAGAAACCATTTCAGGGACGGCCGCCCCTCTGGATGCACCATGAACAGATACCGATCCTCAATGAATGCATCCGCCTTCCGCTTCTCCATCTCATCCAGGTTCTTCTCGAGCTTTCCCGTCAGCAGCGTTCGAAGGTATCGCTGAATATGCGGCTTAGCCCGCGTCTCGAAGGACGCAATTGCGATCGGAATGCAATAGGCCCGAACGATGTTGAACCAGATTTGGGTCCAGAGCTGCGTCTTGCCGTGCCCAGGATGGCCAGTGACGACACTCATGGTCCGCGGCGCTAGCCGGACCTTGCTTTCCCATTCCGGGAATCCGGGATTCCATAGCGTCAATGCCGGCGGCTCCGGCAGCTCTGACAGCTTGAACAGCCCATCGATAGGCCATTGCAAAGCTCCATCCGTCACGAGGTCGCGGAGAAATTCTCCCCCCTCGCCCTTTAGGACATCGTTGGCATCCTTGCAGCCCTCCGGCCAATCGACAAACCAGAACCTCGCCATGCCGAGAATCTTCGCCATATCGAACCGAAGCGACCGGCCCGGCCCGTCCATATCCCCACACCAAACGAATTTCTTGACCTTGGCGAGCCCCGCTTTGAGCGCAGCATCGACGTAGGCATATCCGCGCGCCTCCCTGTCGGGCTCATCCGTAGGCTTTTCTACGGCCCCGTTAGGCACCGAGAGAACCTGGTCGTGAGGAATGCCAGCCTCAACCAAAGCACAGGCATCAAGCTCCCCTTCCGTGATGTACACGGTCGATGGCGAAGCGCGCAGGACGGCTTCTAGATTCCAGAACGACAGCTTAAACCCCTTGCCGGCGATAAAAGCTTTTTCTGGCACCGCCCGAGCCTTCCAGCCGTCAGCGTATTTGAAAAACACGCCTTCGGATTTACGGCTCAGTTCAGGGAAGAACGCCGTACCGGATGCGACGCCCAGCCGTTCCAAGGTCTTGGGCGACAGGCCGCGGCCGGCTGCGAATATCGTTGCGGCTGCGCTCAGACCCTCCGGCCGTCCAGCCACAGTGCCAGCAATGGGCTGCAAAGCCGTCATGATCGATCCTCAGCGACAGGCACCGATCTGTTTTTTTCCGCCGGAGATGTGAGCATTGCGGGCATGTGGTTTTCTGCTCCCCTGTCGAATTTTTGTAGCGGATGCCGAGATTCTGAAGGTCTAGAAAGATCGATCCGGGCGCGCGTTCGCCACTCGGATTTTCTCGCCCCATGCGTCGTTCTCCCTTTTGAGCCAGTTCGAGACAGGGAAAAACCACTTCCCGTCCTTTGGCGGACTTTCCGCGTAATAGTCGTCCGCCGACTGAAGAACCGCCACGATGTCTGGGATCAAGCGGTAGGTCTCTCGCCATCGGTCCAAGCCTGGCTGGTCAAGCCGGATTATCTTCCCCTCGAAAGCATAGCGCCGGATAGGAACAACCTTTTCCGGCGGCGCTTCAGCGCCCCCTACTTTTTCTTTCTTTGTGAAGTGTGAAGTGTGAAGTGTGTCTGCATTTGCAGGTGCAATTGTACTCTCTTTGCACTCCTCTTGCTCTCGTATTGCAGCCTGCCTAGCGGCGGCGGCGGCGCTTCTTTTTGCTGAAATGTCAGCTACATGCGCTAGTTCTTGTTCTATTCTCTTATGCTTCCAACCGTCTTGAAAAAACGATTTGAGAGTGTCGCGTGATCGCTTCCATTCGCGAGCAGTTAACTTAGCGATTTGTGCAAGCTGCTTTTCATTGGCTGGCAAGGAACCATGCTGCCAATAGTGCATTATGAGGTGCAGATAGGCCCCCGATTCGAGCGCACCTAAGTGCGTCGTGTCCTTCAAATAGTCGGCGATATACAGCGGCATCCAAGGGCGGCTCATGCGGCGTCCCCTAGATAGTAGCGGACGGCTTCAGCGATCAGCGTCTCTGGGCTGATGTCGGAGCGGCCAGCCTCGCGCCGCAACGCCTCTGCTAGAGAGTGGTGGAGCGGCACTGAGAAGGTTTCTGGTTTAAGGCGGTCAACTACCCTGGCGGCGAAAGAGCCAATGGGCGTCCAATTGTCGGTCACGCGGCCTCCGGGGAGTCCTTTGCTTTGTCGGTAACGCGGTGAATACTCAACATGGCGCCGTGCTCACATGGACCCCATGCCCACGAGCCGCCCTCAGCCAACTTGTCGTTTTCGATCAGCCCAACCTTCTGGGCGAAGTCCAAGGCGTACTTCGTGCGGTTGTCGCCATCGGCGTTGCCGTGGCGAAGCTTCTCGTTCAGTACGAGATGGTAGGTAAACGGCCCTTTGACGAAGCCGGTAATACGCTTCTGTGCCAGGTACATCATGCCGGCGTCAGCAAAGAACTTCTGTTTTTCACGGCTGGAATAAACGAAGGGTTTGCCATTGACTTTGTTGCGGCCAACCCTTGTTGCAGCGTTGACCGAAGGCGGCATCGGCAAGTGAAGAATAACTGTCATTCGGCGGCCTCCAACTGAGGCTTGCCGTCAGTGTAGAAATCGACAATGGCCATCATCGAATGGAGCCATTTAGTGGTCACGACCGAATACCCCATCTCGGCAAGTTCAACGCGGAGCTTCTCCATGCGGATGCGCTTCTGCTCTGGCGAACGATCAATGATCGGATCGATCATGTCGGCACCACGCGATTGGGGAAGCGCTCCGCGTTCCATCTCGTGATCGGCAGAAGCCCGCGCTCGTTCGCAAGCCTGTAGGCATAGGCCGCCGACAGCCCAAGGCTCATGGCAAGCATGGTCCCGCTCTCGGCGTCCTTGAGGTAAAGGCTCAGGATCTCTTCGCGCTGCTCTTTGGTAAGTCGAAGACGATTGCCGCCCAGATTTCCCCTCATGCCGCCACCCCAGCAAAACGATGGATCGGAACGCGCGGCGGCTCTTGGCAGAGGATCATGTGCGACTGGCAATAGCTGGAGCCAGCATGAGCGGGATGTCCGCAGAACGTCATAGGGCCGTCGCCATAGGGATAGCGGCAGTCACCAGCCTCCAAATCGATCAGCGACAGATGCCGCGGGACGATCTCGACGCAGCGGAGCTGAGCCAGCTCAAACGAAACCGACTTGAAAGCCCGCATGGCATTGCTGTTGCCGTTTGCGGATACAATCCGGACAGTCTCGATGCGCTTACGGGGCGCCCGAGCCTTGTATGGAGTCTTGCGATCAGCCTTTGGCTTACGGTTGCCAGGTACGCTGGGGGCGGCTTCCTTCGCCAATCCAATCCGCGCGGCTTTCCCGAGAACGGCGTTCTTGGTGTAGCTGGTGCCGAACTTCTCGTTCATCGCCCCGGCGATGGCACGATAGGAATATTTCTCGCCGCAAAGGCGTATCAACTCCTGGGTATGTTCCTCAGGCCAAAGCCCAGCAATGGGCCCGGCCATATTGTTCATAGGCATTCCCTACCCCTTTTCTGCCGGCGCACATGTGATGCAGGCGCCGGCTGCTGCTACTGTGGTGGATCGAAACCGTGATCGTGTGTTGAAACGTTGTGGGTCATTTGCCTACAACCTCAGGAGCGATCTTGACCGCGCAATGTGCGCAGAGCGCTGACAAGCGCAGCAGTAGACGGCTTGTGAAAATCCGGATCGGAAACGTTGAGTCCAGAAATGATCGTTTCGAGCTGCCTTGCGAGCGCTGCGGCCTCTCGCTGGGCCTCCATGACCTCGACAGCCCGACGAATGTCCCTTGCTGCCCAGTGATCTGGGTCTTTGATTTCTCCATACCAAAGCGCCTTTACTGTTCGGTGCGTGATGGTCGGTACCCGCTCACAAACCTTGTCCAACCAACTCGCTCTCGTCTCATCCCACTCTCTGGGACCGGCCAAAATCGCTATTTCTTTACGCATCACACACCCCTGTTGCTGTTCCGGATTGATTTTCCGGATTTTGGAAGCGCTTCGGAAACTTGTTCCAATTTCTGGAATCTCCGAGTTCTAAAAAAACCCCGTAATCGACGGGGGCCTTTCATGAACGACAACGCATCTTGGATTTCGCTCGCCGCGTTAACGGCGAACGTCGCGCGGTTTTTAGTTAAAGAGGATCAGAAAGAGCAGGAACATAAGCGGCGATCCGGCCGCCATAACGAGCAGCACCCCAACCAACATCCACGCGCAGATGGCGGCGAAGTCGATGAGCGCTTGAATAAAAAGCCCGCGCCCTGAAGCGCGGTAGTTGGGGAGATCGATTGAATCTCTTCGCGTAGCGGTTCCGAAATTCCTCATGGCATGCCCCATAGGTCGTTAGGCGCCGACAGCCCGCGTTCTTGCAGAGCCGCCTGCAAAATCGTGAAAGTTGTGGTCGGGAAACGCTTGCGGATTTTCCACATCGGGACCGCCGACGCGCTCTTGCGATCGGTCAATTCGCTGACGGCCTTCGGGCCGCCCAGCTCCGCAATGACTTCCTCGACGGTTTGGAGACGCTTGATCATGACCTCGGAAAATATCACGCCGTGTGATAATGTCAAGCATCTAAAATCGGGATTCGATTTAGCGCGTCATGTGTTCCAAAATGTCGCAATGAGCGGTAGCAACGACGCACCATTTTTTGAACAGGGCCGGCGCCTTCGATGGCTGCGCCAGGCGGAGCGAATCAACACCGGTTCCCAGTTCGCCGCGAAGTACAATTGGCCGCAATCTGGCTACAGCCAGTTCGAGACCGGCAAGCGCCGCGTTCCGAGGGACAAGGTTCTGCAGCTCGCCAAACTTATCGCCGGTTTTGACCCCTTGTGGCTCTGGGAGGGGGATAAGCGCGGCCTTTCATTCGACCTCCGCCAGCGAATCGACGCTGAGGAAGCGAAAGAGAATGCCGCTCAATCAGCTACCGGCGAACGGTAGGACGTTATCCGCCCTCACGGGCTCCTGCCCCTGGTTCCCCTTGAGGAACGTGTCCAGAAGCTCCTGAATGGCCTGAACGACTAATCTGGCATCTGCGGTGTCTTCGGGCAGTTGACCAGCTAGCATGATAGCGTGCCGGCGGTGCCATAAGGACGGAATTCCCATTCCAGACCCCCATACTCAGCCGATGCGCGGCGAACCGTGATCGGGTCTTATTCTTGTCGCCTTCCCGACACGAAGCTTCCACAACCGGGATGATTTGGCAACAACCGTAAATATACCGTCGCGATCACTGGCCGATCTAAAAATTATCACACTTTGTGCTTTTTCTAGTTGACACTATCACACGACGTGATATTCTTATCCCCATCAGCAAATCACTCAGTGACCGCGAAAAAGGTTCACTCGACGTGAAAAGCATAAGGGGCAAGCAATGATCCAGTTCGACGAAGGCCGGCCCATCCTCTGCGGCCGCGTCACTTGGGGAACCAAGGTCGGCTTCATCATCAACATCACCCGCGAGATCTACCGCGTGCGCTGGCTCGACGGCGCCGAGACTGACCAGCTTCGTCCCGATCTGGATGACGAAGACGAAATCGAATTTCAGCAGGCGGCGGAGTAACGGCGATGAACAATCTCTCTTGGTTTATCTATCTCACGCAGGTTGTTGACAACGTCGGGACTGCGGCAGCGATAACCCTGCTCCTCGGAGGCATCGGCGGCCTTCTCATTGTTCCGATATTCTTGTCAGAGTTTTTCGATTGCGAGCCTGCCTTCACGAAGAAGGTGCTGTGGATTTACGGCGCAGCCATGGTGTTGGCCGCGATGGTGGCGTGTTTCACCCCCAGCCGCCAAACGATGCTGCTCATTGCCGGCTCAGAGATGGGCGAGCGCTTCGTTAAGTCTGAGACCGTCAACAGCGTCGTCAATCCCGGCGTGGACCTCCTGAAAACTTGGATCAAGCGCGAGACCGAAAAGCTCGCGAAGGAGGCATCCAAGTGACGAGCCAGCAAGAAGCAGATGCAGCCCTAGCCCTCTGGCAGTCCCACAAGGGCGATGACCAGCAGCGGATAGACAGCATATTGCGGGAATTTTTCTCGCAAGTGCGCAAGGACGAGTTCGAAGAGCAGATGCGTATCGTGAGTAAGGAGTTCCCATGCGTGATTTCTACCTTGCCCTCGCCATCACTGTCGCCGGCTCATTCATAATCGGAGTGCTCATCTAATGGACCCGCTCCCCAACGATCCCGAAGTCGCCACGGACCAAGCCTGCGAAACAGCCATTAACGCGCTGGATCAGTTGATGGCCATCGCGGCGAACAAGGAGACCTCGCATCTGGTAGCCGCCGAGTGGCGCTTTATCGACCAGATCGCAACGCGGATTCAATTGCTCCAGACCTTCATCGTGACCAGCAAGCAACATTTACGGGTGGTGTCGAATGGCTAGGAAGAGCAAGGCAATCGCCGACTTCCAGGCCAAGTATAAGGTGGCCGAGGACGAGATTTGGGAAGTTCACGGCACGACCTGGTGCGTGAAGCACAAGGCCCTTGAGCGGATCGCGGCCGAGGTTGGCATCGTCTGGGAGAAGCCGGAACTCAAGGTCTGTGACATGGCGCAGGGCTTCGTCGCGGTTCTTATCTGCGGCCGGCTCGGCGATCACGTCGAATACTCGTTCGGAGAAGCGAGCCCGAAGAACTGCAAAAATATGTATCCGATCGCAATGGCGGAAAAACGGTCGAAAGACCGAGTGATCCTGAAATTGCTCGCGATCCACGGCGACCTCTACTCCGAAGAGGAAGCCGACGACTTCAAACGCCCCCTGCCAGACGACGGCCTGAAGAAGGACGAGAACATCCAAACTCTCACCGTAGACGCACAGCGTCCGATCTTTGCCGAGCTGGATAAAGAACTTTCGGCCTGTGAGACGGTGGATGAATGCAAGCGCTGGAAGTTATCCGCCAGGGCTCGCGCATCTCGCCTCTCCGAGCAGTGGCGGAAAATGCTCGACGGACTCTACCTCAAACATCTTCGCAGTCTCGAACAGCGGGACGCCGACGAATACATCGAAAGGGCAACAGGCTGATGGCTTACGAACTCCGAGAGTTGCAAGGCAACGCCTTCAACAACAAGCACAAGAAGAGCGACAAGGCGCCCGATATGCGCGGCGAGCTTCTGGTGAATGGTGTCCCGCACGAAATCGCGATTTGGCACAAGAGCGGACAGAACGGCCCATTCATCGGCTTCAAGATTTCGGAGAAGCAGGAACGGCCGCAAGCCGAGCAGTCGATCAGTCAGCGGGCGCAGGCCCAGGTTCGGCGCCCTGATCCAATATCGACCGGCCGTCCGCGCCAGACGGATATGGACGACGACATCCCTTTCGAACCTGAGTTTCGCTGATGCAAAACCGCTCCTTCATCACTGACGACGAGATCGACAAGGCGCTCGACTATCTGCGGGACAACGCGCGGGACGCAGCTCAGGCCAAGGCCGATCGCATCTACGTCGAAGAGTTTCGCAAGGTGCTCAAGGCTCAGTTGATGAAGGAGCACGGCAAGCTATCGGCGGTCCTGCAGGAACGCGAAGCCTACTCAGACCCGCGCTATGTCGCCCACCTTGAAGCGATCAAGGAGGCAGTCCGAGAGGACGAGCATCACAGGTTCTTGCGGGCCGCAGCCGACGCAAAGATCGAGGCCTGGAGGACGCAGAGCAGCAACACGAGGGCGCGGGTATGAGGCGCGAGTTCTCGAAACAGGTCAAACGCGACGCCTTCTTGCGAGCCGATGGCCAGTGCGAGGGCTGCGGCGCCAAGCTGACGTTCGGCAAGTACCATTACGACCACATCATTCCGGATGGCCTTGGTGGCGAGCCGACCTTGGAGAATTGCGGCGTGCTCTGCACTCCCTGCCACAAGGTCAAGACGACGACCAAGGATGTGCCGGCAATCGCCAAGACCAAACGCATTCAGGATCGTCAGAAGGGCATCAAGAACCCCAGCAAGTTCGCCTGCAGCAGAGACAGCAAGTGGAAGAAGCGGATCGACGGGACGGTGGTACTGCGGTGACGCCGGTCCATTAACGCTGAGATAGCGCCGGGTAGTTTGAAAGGAGATTGAGATGTTTCGAGTGGGGCAGAAGGTGGCTTGTGTGGACGACGGCGTGTTCAATCCGGCGCGAGGCCGGGCTAGTGACCATTTGACTAAGGGTTGTGTCTACACAATTCGCGAAATTTGCGAATTCCCCTACGCTCCGGACAAAATTGCAGGCCTAGGGGTTAGGCTTGAAGAAGTTGTCCGGCCGCAAGACAGGATTAACCCTGATTGGAGTGACTATCCATTCAGGATGTCCCGCTTCCGCCCCGCCGTCGAGCGCAAGACTGACATCTCATTCGCACACGAAATCCTGCGCAAGGCAACGAAGCGCAAGCCTATGCGCGTTCCTGGATGAAGAGGGAAGCATAGTTTGACCCGCATTGAGACCATAGCCGAAGGTGTGACGCTGTATCTGGGCGATTGCCGGGAGATATTGCCGACACTTCAAGGCATTGACGCGGTGATAACCGATCCGGTTTGGCCGAACGTGCCGGAAGGGCTCATCATCGGAAGCGATAGGCCACACGCCCTATTCGCTGAGTTTTGCGCCGCCATACCTGACAGTGTGAAGCGTCTCGCGATTGAACTGCGGAACGATAGCGACCCTCGCTTCTTGGCCCCCATTCCCGAGCGGTTCGAATTTATCCAAGTCATGTGGTGCCAATACGCCATGCCCGGCTACCTGGGGCGAGTGCTGGGCGGCAACGAGACTGTGTACGTATATGGCCAGCCAATCGCCAGCGCGCCCGGCCGGCGTGTTATTCCAAGTATCTCGCCCAAAGCTCAGCCCAGCGACAGGCCGCCCAACGGGCACCCCTGTAGCCGCGCGCTGGTGCACCAGAATTTCGTAGTCCATTGGTGCAGCGACGAAGGCGAGACGATCTGTGACCCCTTCATGGGAAGCGGCACCACTGGTGTCGCCGCGGTCGACCACGGACGAAAGTTTGTCGGCATCGAAATGGAGCCGGCCTATTTCGACATCGCCTGCAGGCAGATCGACGCTGCGCTGGCCCGCCCGAACTTCTTCGTCAAGAAGCCTGCTCAAATCGAACAGGAGGCGATGTTTTGACCCATCTCATCAGCGCTCCCACAGCCAGCATGCCAGGTAGACGCCCATGAAACGCCAGTTCTCCCACGATCAACTGACGCGAGATGCAGCCAGGAGACGAGAAATGAAGAAGAAGCCCAAACTAACGAGCGTGTCAGTTACGGCTCAGTTCGGATCTGGCCACGGCGACATCGTGGAACGGCTGCGGGATCGGGATTCCGTCGTGTTAAGCGGGCTATACCATGCCATCCCTGCAATGCAGGAGGCTGCCAACGAGATCGAGCGCCTCCGCGCCGAGGTCGAACGCCTCAAAGCCGAGCCCCGCATCCTCAACTCCAACACCAATAGCTTCATGTGATGTCCCAGGTCTTCGCCCCCGACATCCCGCTTCGCCTGATCTTCGTGGCCTTCGTCATCGGCTGGCTGACCGCCTTCGTGCTCTGGCTGCACTTCAGGAAGGGCGAGAGCATCTGGAATGCTATCGGCGAGGCGACCGTTTGGTACTTCGCAATCATGATCCCAGCTTGCATTTTGGTGATGGCATGACTGACCTATTGCTCTGCCCCTTCTGTGGCGCCGCTCCGATCGTGAACGAGATTGAGCCGCATTCTCACAAGGGAGGCATCGCGGCTTTCATGCCAGATCATCCTGGGAGCTTCACCGTTGAGTGCGGCTGCGGCGCCGGCATGATCGATGAGACCCTAGAGCGCGTCACTGCTCGATGGAATCTCCGTTCTCCTCCTGCCCAATGTGTGCGCCCATCTTCACTGCCGATTTGCTGCGTTACCGGTCGTATCGCGGGTGATGGCTTTGCATGCGGAGATTGTGATCCATGTTCTGCCGCGCACGCCGTTCCCGAAGCGGTTAAGGCACTGCTCAAAGAGCGGGACGAATTTGCCGGAAAATATGAAGTCGCGATGATGGAATTCGATGAGTTTAAGACTTCTCATGTTTCGTCTGGACAGATGACAGGCGATGAAGCGATCAAGACAGGCGCACAGGCGCTCGCAGATGATGTCTGGCATCCGCCCCAGAAGTTCGAAAGCCTACCTCCGTACGACCAGAACAAGTTCAAGCGACAGGCCCGCCTCGTTTTGGAAGCTACGCGCCGCTCTCCGGGTGACACGGCAACGGAGGTGCAGGGTGACTGACTTGCATCAATCATTGCTGGCGCCGGCCGAGAACAAATTCCACAAGGGCAACGGCGACGACGGGAAGCACTATTGGCTGACCCCGCCTGACGTGTATGCGGCGCTGCACGCCGAGTTCGACTTCAACTTCGACCCGTGCCCTTTTCCGCTGCCGGACGGGTTCGATGGCCTCACCTGCGAGTGGGGCTCATCAAACTACGTCAACCCGCCCTTCGGATCCATCATGCACGAGGGCAAGAAGAAAGGCCCGACGGCGTGGGTCCGCAAGGCGATCATGGAATGGCAGAAGGGCAAGCGCGTCGTCCTAGTCTATCCGGTCGATAAATGGGTTCTGATGCTGATGAAGGCGATCCTCGGCGAACACGCCCATGTGCGGAATCTCGGCGACGTTAAGTGGTTGGCAACTGAAGATGGATCCGCAGGCAAGGGCACCGGACGACACATTGCCTGCTTCATCTTGGATCCCCTCCCATCGACGGAGCAAACCAATGGTTGATGCCGTCGTCTATTCCTTCGCCGCGATCGGACTCCTGGCCGTCATTCGATGGCTTTACCGAACCCGCAACTACGGCTCCAGCATCGGCCAGCTTTTGAAGCCCCGCGGCTACGGTTCGCTAAATGGGCACTGACTTATTCGCACGGTTTCACGAGGAGCGCGGGGTAGGCAAATGAAGGTTCTTGTCACAGGCGGCAGGAGATACGGCGTGGAGGACGACGAGGCGCGGCTATTTGCGTTCCAAACCTTGTCCGCCCTGCATGACCGATATGGTTTCACTGAGATAATGGAAGGCGGGGCAGCCGGTGCCGACGCCCTTGCCGCTACCTTCGGCAAGCTGAAGGACATCCGCGTCACGACCTACAAGGCAGACTGGCGCGAGCATGGCCCGGCAGCGGGGCCAATCCGCAACCGTCGTATGGTGATGGAAGGCAAGCCGGATCTGGTCATCGCCTTCCCTGGTGGTCGCGGCACAGCCGATTGCCTTTTCCATGCGCGCGAAGCTGGCTGCAAAATCATCGAGGCAGACCACAACTTGGCGACGCCTGTTTCTGAAGAGAGGACATAAGATGAGGAAAGACCCCTACCAGGAACGTGCCCGCGAACTGTGCGTGGCTGCCGGCGTCGATCCCGATTCCCGTGTGGGTGATGGCCGCGGTCAGCCGGCATGGTGCGGCTATCGTGACGCCGCTCGCAAGGAGCATCTGGCGCGCGAGGCCGAAGTTGCGGCCGCCGAGATCGTGAACTTGCGCCCGCAGGAGCCGCAATACCAAAACAGCCCCATCAAGGTGTTCGGCCACCATGACGAGGCTACGGTCGCCCAAATGCGCAATTGCATGTCGGTCGGTAACGCAGTGGCTGGCGTGATCTGCGCGGACGGCCACCTCGGTTATGCCCAGCCGGTCGGCGGCGTGATCGCCTATGAGAAGCAAATCAGCATCTCAGGCGTCGGGTTCGATATCGGCTGCGGCAATATGGCTGTGCGTCTGGATACGCCATACGAGGATATCAGCGCACTCGCCGGGACGATCATCAAGGACGTGCACAAGGTCATTTCGTTCGGCGTAGGCCGGACCAATGACGAACGGGTTGAGCATGCCATGTTCGACGACGCCGACGCATGGCGGGAGGCTGACCGGGAGGATTACCGGCAGAAGGCCGTTAGCCAGCTCGGCACGGTCGGGTCAGGGAACCATTACGTTGACCTGATGCGCGACGAGGAGGGATTTGTCTGGATCGGAGTGCACTTTGGGAGCCGTGGCCTCGGTCACAGCAGCGCGACCAAGTACCTCAAGGCAGCCGGCGGCAAGGACGGAATGAATGTCCCGCCCGCGGTCGTTGACGAGGAGTCCGAGATCGGCCGCCGCTACATCGCCGCCATGGAGCTGGCCGGTCGATATTCCTACGCCGGCCGCGAATGGGTGGTGGAGCGCGTTCGGAAGATCATCGGCGGCAATGTCACCGACATGGTGCACAACCACCACAACTATGCTTGGCGAGAGAACCATGGCGGCAAGGATCTATGGGTGGTTCGTAAGGGCGCGACGCCAGCCTTCCCCGGTCAGCGGGGCTTTGTCGGCGGCTCCATGGGCGACGACGCCGTGATCCTGGAGGGCATAGACAGCGAGGAAGCCAAGGCTTCGCTCTACTCGACTGTGCATGGCGCCGGACGCCTATTCGGCCGCAAGGAGGCTAAGCGTCGGTTCACCCGCGAGGAAATGGATAGTTGGCTTACGGAGCGCGGCGTAACGCTCGTCGGCGCCGACCTCGACGAAAGCCCTATGGCCTATCGCCGCTTGCCAGACGTGCTGGCAGAGCACGCGGGATCGACAAAGGTGCTGCACACCTTGAGGCCGTTCGCGGTCGCGATGGCGGGCGAAGGGGAATTTGATCCATGGAAAGACTAGGCGTGGCGCAGTCCGGTAGCGCACCTGATTTGGAATCAGGGGGTCGCAGGTTCGAATCCTGCCGCCTAGACCACTTATGTTTCGTCGCTTCGCAAGAAAGAACACATGACGCTCCCTGAAACCACCACCCCGGAAGCCCTGGCCGACCATATGGGATGGTCGGAAAGAAGGGTGCGTGACCTCGCCCGCAGGCTTGGCGCGTGCCGGATTTTGGGTAATCGTATGGTTTTGCTCGGCGAGGATGTCGCCGCGATAATGGAGGCTGCAAGGCCATGCCCCTCAAAATCTATCGCCGTCCGGGAAGCCTTGTCTGGCAGTATCGGGGAACGCTTGCCGGACATCGACTCCGTGGATCTACTGGCGCAACTAACAAGGAAGCCGCGCAGAGAATTGCGTCCGCGGTCGAAGACAAGTTCTGGAAACGTGGTCTCGATGGAAAGGAAAAGGCCCTGACATGGCCGAAAGCTGCCGCTTTGTATTTGAGCGCGGGAAAATCATCGAGATACCTTGTGCCACTGTCAAGGCATTGGGGCAATGTGGCGGTAAAGGACATCAATGCAGGCTCTATAAGGCAGGCGGCCGTGGATCTTTACCCCACGGCAAAAAACTCGACTCGCAACACCCAAGTGATCACGCCAACTCTGGCGGTAATTAACCACTGTGCCGAGTTGCAGCTATGCCAGCCGTTGAGAATGAAGCGGCTCAAGATCGACACTAAAGTAAAAAAACCCGTCACCCTGGAGTGGATTAATGCCTTTCGAGCAGCCGCTGACCGAACTGACGTTGGAGTTTTATCCCTATTCATGTTCGCAACTGGAGCAAGGGTCTCTGAAGCTTTCGCAGTCCGATGGGAGGACATCGATTTACGAAAACGTACGGTTCTCATTCGTCAAACAAAACTCGGTAACGAACGAACCGCCCATCTTCCGCCTGAGCTTTTCGTGGCCCTTGCGAACCTTGACCGCGACCGACCACCCTTCGCCATAGCCTATATGACAGCCAGAGACGCGTGGAGCCGCGCGGTGAAATCGGCCGGCATTGAGCCACTGAGCTTCCATAGCTGCCGCCACGGCTTCGCTACGGCCCTGCATCACAAAGGGGTGGGAGTTAAGACAATTGCCAAGGTTGGCGGCTGGAAATCAGCCAAGCAACTATTCGAGACATATCTGCACGCGGACGAAGACGCGACGGTGACCGATCGGCTTTTTGACGCACCTTCTGACACATCGAAAACAGAAGCCGAAACAGATCAAAAGCTTAAGTCAAATCAGTAAAATCCAGCGTGAAGAACACGGATATAGCGCAACCATTGATAAATAAGAGGAAAATCAGAATGATCTCGCAAGATCGAGCGCCTTCAGGCGTGAACGGCACGGGAACAGACGCGAAGATTGACACGCCATTGACACAGCCGCGTTCTCTTTCTGATCTGCGCTCCTTCCTGCACGGCTACCGGATCAAAAACACCAGCGCGATAAACGAGCCAAACGTTCGGGCCTCGCGCGCTTCGGTGATCATCCGGCATATCGACGAGGGCAAGACATCGCCTCATATGCACCGGGCCGCCCATGAACTCGCCGCCCTCGATCCCTCCCTCTCCTGGCTGCCGGCGTGGAAGCCGCGCGTCTCGGTTCGCTTCGCAAAGGGCGACGCGACATGAGCAAGATTCTGGAAGGCGCCCGAGAGGCATTGGAGTTCGCCCGCGGCGACGGCCAGGCGGCACGCATCACAACGCACGTCGGCGGCCCATACGTTCAGGACGGCCAACGGAAGCTCATCCAGCACAAGGTGCCGGAGGGCTACATCGTCTGGAATTGGGATCTGGTGCGCTGGGACCGGGTGAAGGAGCCCGTCATCGTCCTTCCCAGCGACCCTCAGTAGCCTGGAGACATAAGATGGGATTCATCGCGGACATCCAGCGCGCCATAGAGAATCACAGAGCCGATAAAGACAACAGGCGACGTGGGCAGGAAGAACTCAGACTTCGTGAGGTTGAGGCGCTGGAAGCAATTGCGAGGGCCGCAGGAGTGGCTCGACGCGGTAATGACTAGACAAAGGACATAAGATGAGCGTGCACGATGCAGAGCTGGGCGATGTCTACGTTGACGATGCCGGCAAGCTATGGCGAGTGGTCGGCATCTGTGGCGAACCGACTGTAATTGCGCAAGAGGTTGAAACCTTGACGCCCGAGAGCCCGGTTAAGAAATCCGGCGGCGTGAGCGGGTTTATGTGGAACGGATTCAAGCGCATCCACCGGCCGCTCAAAGCGAAAGAGCCAGAGCGACCCAGTCGCCGCGAGGATTGGCATTACGATAGCCAAGGCTACTGCGACAACCCTGGGCGCGGCTACTAGCCCGTGCTGACCGAGGAGTGCAACTAAGTGCGCCGCTCCCGCCTTTTTAGTTCCCTCTCGATGGCCTCCCGGATGAGGTCAAGACGGGCCTCGCCATCCGCCAAGGCAGCATCCATACGAGTGACCTGTTCCTCATTCAGGGGAACAGTCAGGCGTTCGGTCCAAAGTTTTTTGCGTCCCACGTCGCTTTTCCGTATGTACGATATTGACAACACGACTGCCCAAATATTTCGTATGTACGAAACATCAGCAAGGGGAGATTCACCATGAGGCGCTTTATCGTTTCGTCTGCGAACGGTCCCACCATCCGCACTTGGGACTATAGCGCCCGCAATGCGCGATTTGCGTACACCTTGATGTACGGGAATTGCGGCCTCGTTTCATGCGGGAAAGTGACTGTTGTCAGCGATCGCACGGAGTTTGAAGATGTCAGACCTAATCGAACGGCTTGAGGAATATAACAAAGATTGGCGGACGCGCGCCGGCTCCGCAAAAGAGGTTGCAGAAGCCATTGCTGAAATTAAGCATCTCCGACGAAATCTGCATAATGAACAGATGGCTAGTCTTAGCGCCTCCGAGGCGGCCTGTTATCGCTGGGCCGAAGACACGGATGAGCATCGCGCATTGCGAGCCGCATTCACGGATGGCGCCACACATGTTGCTGCCTCACAGTCCCGCGAAGGTCTAATTTCTTGCGCGAAACGCTACATGAGTGCCGTAAAACGCCTTGGAGAGGATAGCGGATTCAACAAACTGACCTTTTTTGAGGCTCCAATTCTTCACATGCCAACCGACGCAATGCGAGACGACGCGATTGGGCGGTGGCATGAATTGAATGACGCTGGAGTGGCACTATCAAATGCGGTACTCGACAAAACTACTGCGCCATCCTGAGCAGAGACAGATGACCAAGCAGAAAGAGCCGAAAGAAGGAGAGTTTTGGTGGGCATGGCCGCCATCTGGCGGCGGCGCTGAGCCGGTCGAGATCATGCGCGTATTCCCAACCGGAAACCACGCGCTGGTTGTGCTCGGGCGATCGGAATGGGGTTATTCAAAGGAGTGGTCGCTAATCCGCCCCATAGGACGTCAACCGCAGTCATAAACAGAGAGCTTCATGTAGCGGTGAAATGAGCGAGGCTTGGTTGACCCTCACACTCTATAACCCGCTGCAGCTAACGCGCCTTGGCCCGGCGTGCGGGGAAGAAAGACCGGGCTCTTTCAAAAGGAGCATCACCAATGACTGAAGAAACACCGACCGCTGAATGGCTTCTTACGATGGCTCAAGACATCGAAGATAGCGATGGCGTTGCTACTGTCATGAAGCGAGGCGATCCCAGCGTCAAAAAGATCAAGCCGGAATACTATGGCGACATGATAATTTCGACCCCTCTTATGGCAGCTGATTTGGTTTGGGCTCTGCGTCGCGCGGCGTCAACTCTTGATCCGTCAGGATGCAAGGAGGGCATCGGAGGACCGCGGGAAGATATGCCAGGTTACACCCAGTACACCGACTATCGGCCTTAGCGCGCGTCCTAACCCATGACTCGGATCAAGATCAGCAAGACCCCTGAAGCCGTCCCGAAGACCGGGAGCTATAAGGTAGAGTACGGCGATCAGGTAGCCTATTTTTATTACGACGATGAAAAGAGCCGACGCCTGAGACCGGATGCAATGACGAGCGAACAAGCACTAGAGGCAGCCAAGGCATTCGCGAGAGCCGAACAGGAGAAGCTGAAATGAGCGACGAAGAAATGGCTACGTTTCTCGGGCTGACGCCGGAAGAGGAAAAGCGCGTCGAGTTCGTAAAGGGGCTCTCGCCGGAGAAGCGGGCGCTATTCGAGCGCATGGCGAACCTGGAGATCGAACTGAAGCTTTGGCAGGACGGCCTCGGTCCCAAACCAACAGGAGTTTTAATTGACACAGAACGCAGCACTAAAAACAGACGATCGTGGCGCTGATTTGCCGATCTGGTCGGACACTGAATTGTCCCGACTTTTGGGCGCCCGTGACGGCTATGTTCACAGTCTCTTGGCCGTCCGATCAATGATTCAGCGATTCCACGGCACCTATAGGGGCAATTTTCCTGCTCGGCACGTTCGGAAAATAGCCCAGCGTGATGCTATCACGGCCCCACTGCGCGAGCTTGAGAAGTCGCTGGAGGCCGATATGCAGCGATGCCGCGAGGCGTACGACAGGGAGTTCGCGCGGGCTCATCCGCGCTCTTGAGTTGGGATCGCGCTAGTACCGGCTGCGTTGTTCCCATTCCCGCGTAGCGGCGAACTTCAGCTCTTTGATTACATCATCAAGGGAGCCGATCAGCTGCCCTTCAACTTGGCGATCAGATTGCAGGGATATCTTCCAGTGTCCGTCTGGGGTCTGCGAAATAGTGGCCTGCGCGTACTTCACGCGGCGTCCTCGGGAGTAGGGAAAATCGGCTCGCCCTCCCCCTCCCACTTGCAGAGCGTCGAGTAAAGTCCGTGACTCGTCCCGGTCAATGCTGGCAGCGCCTTCCATCCGACTTGCTCCCAGAGGTAAAGAAACCCGTTAGGAACATAGTTATACACGCCTTCGAATCTGCCTGCCATCAATAAAACGCCTTTGGATCAAAGCCGTGGAATTTGCAGACTTCCGCGGCGAACTTTTGGAACGATAGATTGTGCGTATCCTCGCCTCCACGGCGGCTCTCCAGCCCGGATGCTTCCAGGTGGAGGTGGATCATCTCATGGCAGAGAAAACGCATCAGCGTTGATGTGTGGCCGATGGCGAGGCTAGAGGCGATGATGGTATGCCGCTTGCCGTCCCACTGATACCGGCCCAGCTCTTTCTTGCGGCGGGAAAGCTTGAACCCGACCTCTTCGGACTCCGGCAGGTTCCACTTGTTGAATGGAGGGGTTATATTCAGGAAGTCGTAGGCCGCCGCCATCATCTCAGGACTGAGCGGGAGGGTCATACCGGCTTCCCCGCGAACCATGAGCCGCAGCCCTGACAGTGAAAGCGCTCCCTGCGGGACTGCAGCTTGACCATCACGCCGCGCTTTTGAACGTTGGTGCTTTGACAGGTTGGACAGGCAGGATTGACCGGCTTTGCCTTGTACAGTGTCAGGTTCGGGTGGGTCGGCGCCCAAGCCCGCATCTTGTAGTAAACCTGCTCCAACAACTTGACGTCCTGCGCATTGTACTTGCGCATGATCCGCCAGCTCTTCTCGTCGCCCGACATACAGCCGAACCACAGGTGAGCACCCGTGTGCGGAAGCTTCGAGCCAACGCGCAGATAACGACCAAGATCATCAAGCCGATTAGAATTGAACTTAAAATGCCGTCGAGCAACCTTGAGGGTATCAACGGTTTTGTAAGTTGATGGCGGCCGGAATCCATGGACCAGAAACCGCGCGTTGGCTTTCTTTATGTCGAAGCGGTCCCCATTGTGAGCAACCAGAATATCCGCTTCGTGAAAGACCTCCCACAGGGCCTTGGAAAGCGCCTTGTCGCATTCTCGATTGCGCTGGTAGCCGGGGAAGTCAGGAAGTGCGACCGTCTGAACGGACTTCTTGTGGGACCATTTGACGGCGAAGGAGAGCATGTACCAATCGCGATCTGTGCGGATCACGTTGGTATCGTAGTTCTCCCAGACATAGGCCCGCGTAGGAGCGGTCTCTATATCAAAGAAAGCTATTTTGGGATTCAGGAAGCGCTCCCCGCGATGAAGCAATAGACGTAAAACTCGGATGAAACACCCAGCCGCCGACCACAGAGGTGATTGCGACCGTCCGGACTGTCACGGTCGTACTCAACCTTGCGCGGTGGGATCGGCGTAAAGCTCCCTGTGTCGCCTTCCTGACGGGCTTCCCATTGCCCGTTCGGCAATTGGCGAGCTTCTGCGGGCTGACAATCATCATCATGGCAACAAGAGATTGCCCGGTTATCCGGCATCATCCACGTCTTGTAGAACTTGTGGTGGAGTTCCAGATCCTGCGGTCGGTGCTGGTGCGGCTCTTGAGCCCAAACGAATGCCACCACCAGGAACATAGCCGCCACGAAGACGACGGCGCCGATCATTATTCGGACCAGCGCCTTTTGCATCCTGTCTTCTGCGGTCAAATGGTGTTGTCCTCTGCTTCGACGCAGCCGATCTTGGCCATGACAGTGCCTCGCTGGGACATGATGTACTCGTTGAGAGACTGACGCAGCGCCAGGCCCTCGTCGGTTTTCCCGAAGGCCATACAAGCCTCCTTCGTATCGAAGGTCTTGTTATAGGTAAGAACCCTCGATGGCTGTTCAGCCGGAACGCCGTTTACGATTGCGAATAGAGCTGCGATGAGCTTGATCATGCTATTTCCCTAGCGTTGTCTTGATGCCAAGCCAGATCACGCCGAGGAAGCCGCCGACGATCACTGTTATGATGGTTTTGAAGGTGTAGCTTTGAGCTTGCTCGACGCTCTTCCGCCAGCGTCGTAGATGATTGAAGTCGGCCAGCAACTCCTTGTGGTCGTCTTCTTCGATGCCGAACCGACTTAGTGTGGCGACTATTGTCTTCGAAACGATGGCCTCAACCTCTTCGCTGGTCATCGGAACACCGTAGCCGCAAGCTTAACGCCCTCGTACCACCTGTCCTTGAACGCAACGGGCTTGGCGCTGGGAATCTTGTCGGTCTTTGGTGTCGTCTTCTGACACAGCGACTTCCAGGCAGCGTTCGCTTCCTTTACCTGGGCGATAGTCTTGTCTGTGTCGTTCTTCGACCAGTAGATCGGAGCGGCTATCGAGCAATAAACCCTGTCAGTCGGAGCGACGGAAGTCGTCGTCGTCGCGCAGCCGCTCAGGATTGCGATTAAGCTCAGAGCGAACAGCTTCGCGGGCTTTATTGGCAGTCGAGATTGCTTCATCGGCTTCTTTAAGCCCTTTCAAAGCTGCCTCCGCAGCCCCCGCCGCCATCCACTTTTGCTGATCGGCGTAACTGATCAGCCAGCGGGCGACAGTGAAGACTGCGGAGATAATCGAGAGGATTGTGGTCACGCAGCGGGCTTCTTGGACCAGAACGACCACGCGGCAACGAAGATCGTGCCGAGGCCGCCCAGCATTGCGTCAACAAAAGCGCCGTCAACGACGCCCTTGGTCGTGAAGTAACCGCCGATAGCCGCGAGAATGGTGCGGACTACGCCCCAAACCTGTTCACCAGTCATATTGATCTCCTTAGGGGTTCATATCGTCGAGCGCGCCAGCCTTGGCGGCCAGAGCTTCCAGGCCATCAGCGATTTCCTTCATCGCCGCTTCCTGCTCGGGGGTCATGCCGGGGGTCGGGACCGCGGCCAGTTTCGCCATCAGGGCCTCGACATCGGCCTTGATCGCATCGAGCTTGGCATTGAGGGCGTCTTCAGCAGCCTTGGCGCGGGCAACATCTTCTTCGAACGACATTCTTAAACTCTCCAGTTTTCCGAGGATTGAGCCGAGCATGGATTCAATTCGGCAAAGACGGTCGGCATCGTCCTTGTCGTGGTAGTGATGGTGGTGAATGTTGATTGTCATCGCGAGACGAACTCGAAATGCATCGGGTCCGTCCTGCCTTTGTAGTCGCCGCCCCAGAGCGCGCCCTGACGCTTGAAGGCATCGACAACGATGTTGCTCAGCGTGCCCTTACCCTTGCCAAAGCCGTTCGTGCCAGGCGATAGGTCGATCGCGCACGCCCATGAGTGGTTGGAGTAGTTGCTGCTGCCGGCAATGGCGCGGATATTGAAGCAGCCGCCGAAGTCACTCGCACCCGTGGCGGCGACCTTCGCTTCGTCGTGGTCGCACTTGTCCCAGATCTCTGTGAACGCAGCCATCATCGCAGCCGCGCACGCCTTGTTGACCAGAATGCCGGTCTTCATCGGCTTCTTGTCGTAGAACATCATGAATGGCGGCTTGATGCGGGTCAGGTGCTCAGCCTGGAAACTGGCAACCTTGAAGTTCCCGTAGAATGCGTTCTTCGCAGCCGTAGTGTCCTTTGGCCAAACAGCCATTCCGGTTCTCCACAATTTAAGGGATTGCTGCGACTCGTGAATTTGAGCCGCTTTACACGCGTTAGTTGTTGTGGTTTGATTCACCGGCTGGGGAGGCCGGGATTGAAGATATTTAAGCTTATTGCAGCGCTTATAGCCTTCTTGACCCGCAAGAAGCCCAAGACAACGACGTCATCCAGCAAGGTAACTGCTCAGTTCGGGAATAACGATCCAGATTGAGAGACGCCCATGGAAGTCTCAACTATCATTACCGTTTTTCTGGTAGTCGCGTCCGCGTTCGTTGGTTGGCTGGTAATCGCGGTATTGGGAGCTATTTTCCAGCGTCCGCGGGATATTTCGAAGCTATTTGGTCCACCAAAGCAATGAGTGCGCTGATTGACGGCTTGCTGTCATCGCCATGGTTGCCATTTATTGGCATAGTAATCGGCGGCCTATTGATGATCGTTATTCGCGCGTTCAAAGAATGCGAATGATGTAATTGCAGGAGATCGTCGGCTGCACGACGCCAAAGGCCGTGCTCGATCCGCCCTGCGCGCTGCCGGTGAAGGTCGATGTGCCCTGACTGGCGCTGATGCTGGCGTTACCGCCGCCGCACGAGAACCCGCCGCCGCCTGTGGAGCTGCTATTGGCCGCCGCTGCGTTGTGGCTGATACTGATCGCGCCATTGGAGATCGTTCCGGACGGCGTATAGGCCGGTAGGTTCGCTGTGACCAAGGTTTTGGTCTCGGCACCACCAGCCGAACCGTATTGTACTCCGTTCATGCCACCTGCCATAGTCAGGCGATTCGCGCTGGAGCCGCCCATGCCATCAGCAGCAGCGGAAACTCGCCCTCTTTTATCGGGAAGGTTGAAGGTAGTGCTGCCATCTCCTACCCCATAAGTGACTCCCAAGATCCCAAACAGGGAGGCATACGTCGAACGCGAGATGGCCTGCCCGGCAGGGAATGCGAAGATGCTACTCGGGGCAGTCGCCCCCCAGTAATCCAAACCTGACCCGAGCGGGATGCTGTAGGCATTAGGATTGCCCGCACCGCCATGCAGATACCAGACAGCATCGCTGTTGTTGTACAGGGCGAGATAGGGCGTTCCCTGGATCAGCACGCCAGCCTGCAATTCAACCGATGGTGCCGGCCGCAGCGGCTTTGCTCCGAGGGAATCGACGTTGAGCGTGACGGTCGCGCCGTTCGTCGTGTGGGGAGTAAAAGCGATGCACTGCCCTGACATATGCGCAAGCGTGTCAAAGACCTGATAGCTCGTTACCGTATAGGCTGTGGAGGTGCCGCCCGTTACGATCGCGCCGGCAATGTCGTCCCGGTAGCCCGCCAAGGAGGCCATCATGGCGCGAGCCGAGTCGTTCACCTGAGACGGTGCCATTCCTTCGGCCCATCCCACGTTTGAATCAGCCGTAGCGTTAGAGGCCGCGGTACGGTTCCAAAGGTAGTGGAAAAGTCCCATTCAGTTATCCTCGGGAGGGAAAGACAGGAGCCTTGAAGGCTGCGCGTAGTTTGGTGAGATCCTGCGCCCTACGGGGCGCGAAGTAGATCGGCTGGGCCTGTGGAGGCTGCATTTGAGAAAAGATGTCTCCGCCCTGTTGCGGTGCTGCCTGCGCCTGTTGCTCGGCCTGCGGAAAGATCGGAGCTGGTTGCGGCGCCAAGAGACCGGCAGATTGGGTAGGCGCTAGAAGGCCGCTAGGAGCCGCGGCGGGACTCGCTGGCGTGGGTTGTGGTTGCCCGCCCCCATATGCGGCCAGAGCCCTTGCAGCGTACTGGGTGCGCTGTGGGTGGCTTCCCGGCACATTCCAGTCCTTGGGGCGCTCAAAGGCCAGCATGGCCCTTGTGGCTTCCTCGGGCGTCTTGGCAGCCAAAAGCTTGTCGTAAGCCGCCCTTTCCGGCCCCTTCAATTCGGAGTGCAGAAATTCCAGTTGCGTGTTAAGATCGGTATACGGGACGCCTTTTGACGCAGCGTAGTCCTTGAGTGCTTGAGCCCGTCCGCTGTTCCATTGTGCAATGCCTACACTGTCGCTGCCGTCCCGACCGTCACCAGGATTTATGGTTTGGGTGTTCAGCCCTCGCCCGGATTCACCCTGAAGATTGCCGACGATGCCCGCCGCCTGAACCGGAGACAGCCCTTGGCTGACAAAGTAGTTGAATGCGATCTGGGCGTTGTCTTGCGGATCTGGTTGCGGCGCAGGCTGCTCAGCCTGCCCACCGCTGAAAACGGAGTCTAGAAGGCCCAATGTGGTTCATCTTTCAAGGCTTGATAATGTTCGCTGTGATGGCGACCAATATTCATTGGCAGTGGACGCCAAACCCGTGGATACCCGCCCTATTGGGCTACGGGCTGGCCTACGGGCTGACGCGACTGGCTCAGTACGGGATCGACAAGCACAAGCGCCTGCAGGAGCCGCTGTGACTTCGCTGGCAGTTGCTGGATGACTTGCGGCGGCAGTTGAGCAGCCACCTGTGCAGCCAGCGGAGAGCGTGACCGCACCAGACTATCGACCGCAGCAACCGCGCGCTTGGTAGAAAGATCACCGATTTTCTTCGCCAGATATCCTGCCGCTGGCAATCCAATAGCCCCCAACGGCCCACCAGCCGCAAACCCAGCGCCGCCTGACAGGAACCCGGAAACGCTGCCGGTTGGAGCAAGCTTGCCAAGATATCGCGCTGTATTACCGCCGAGTGAACCGCGGGCCGCCGCCTCGATCGCCGTGCCCTCTTCCTTGTTGAAGCCGAGCCGCTGCCATTTCGGCGTGATGTCGTTGTTGACCGGCCGCGCCAGTTGCTTGAATGCCTGACGCAGCGCATTGTCTTCGTTAGCGCCTGAGCCCGCTGTTGCCGCGTTCAATTCGCCTAGCGCCGTCTTGCCCTGAATGATGTTCGACCGCTTGCCCGCCGCCCAATTGGCAATGGCGTCGTCCATCAATGACGCATAGCGCCCGGCATCACCAGACAGGACTTCGGCGGGCGTCAGCGCCTTTTGGCTGCTTTGCAAGGAGGTGATGGCCTTGCGTGCGGCTTCTCTCGTGGGCGCGTCCGTACTGGCCTTCAGGTTGACAAGCTGCTTTCGGATCAATTCCACATCGTTCATCGGAACGGCAGTAGGCGGCAATCCTGGTGCCGACTTGCCCAGCCCTTCCAACCTGTCAGCAGCCTTAAATACCGCGCCCTGCGCTTCCGGATCGAAGCCCTTCAGAGAGGCCCGCATGTCCGCCGCCGCGTTGTCCACGAAGTCGGGGCGGACTACGAGGTTCATGTCTTCGGCCTGCTTGAACTGGCCGGAGGCAATTTTCAGGATATCTTCTGTCGCCGGAACAGCCATTGTCCCAGCCCGCGCCGCCATCATCTCGTTGAACTTGCGAGCGGCCGCAGAAGCCCCGCCAGCACCAACAAGAGCACCAGCTACCTCGCCATAAGGCCCAGCCACCTTGCCGCCGGCCTCACTGGCGATGGCGGGGATGGCTGCACGAGTGGCGACACGCGTAGCAAGCGTTTCAGGTCCACCAAGGACCGCGGGAGCGAATTGGCCAACCTTGTTGAATGTCTCTTCTACCGTGCCCTGTGGCTTGTAGAAATCGCCCGTAATGCCCTCGACGCCACGCTTGAGTGCCGCAGAACCGAACCGGCTTTCCGGCGTCAGGTTGTCGCCCAATGCACGAAGGCCAAGGTGATAGAGGTCGCCCGGCAACCCGGCTAGACCGATCACGCCTTCAGCAAGGCCCGTCCCGAGTGACTTTGCCGCTCCGGTTACACTGCCTGACGGCTCCTGCTTCGGCATGTTCTTCTGGATGGCAGCCGTGATATCGGCATCGCTCATCCCGTCAGGAAATTCCACAATCCCCATGCCGGGGACGTCGATCTGCTGCGGCATTATTCGATAGTGCCTGTCACAGGATTATACTTGCGGACTGTGCCGGCCTGGTTGGTCGGCGACTTGTAGCCGGGTCCCGCGCCCTTCTTCATGCCTTCAATGGCTACACGACGAGCCTCGGCCTTCTGAGCAAGGACTTCCCTGCTGTCGCCCGGCTGCGGCATGTATTCGCGGTCATAACGATCGAACTCAGTCTTGCTGATCGCGGCGCCCGATTCCTGACGAAGCAAGGCGGTGATGAAATTCGATGACGCCTGCTTGAACTTCTGATATTCTGGCGACTGGATGTAGTTCCCGAGCGGAATGCCGGATGTGACCTTGCCGAGTAGCGAAGTGCCTTCGGCGTCCGTGATGGATTTGTTCGCAAGCTCCATCTTGTTGCCGAAGATTTCGGCCTTGGCCTGTACTTCGGTCTTTTTGCCGGCCGCGACATCGGCATTGATCCGGGTGATTTCGTTGCGCCAAGTCTTCGGATCAGCACCAACCGGCATTTCAATGATCTTGCCGTCCGGCCCCTGAATCGCGTTGCCCTTGTCGGAGCTGTAGGCAACTTCGGCCTTGCCTGTCAGCGGGTCTGTCCTGATGACCGTATCGTTGTCGAGTTTGGTGAAGCCGTACTGCTTCTTCTCCAATGCCTGAGCGAGGATTGTTTTCCCGGCTTCGGGGTTCAAGACAGCCAGCATTGCCTTCTGTTGCCCGACCAATGGCACCAAGGCGTCATATTGTGCCTTTAGGTTCTGCTGAGCAGCCGTGCTGTTCCCAAAGAGCGATCCAATGAGGCTGCCGCCCGCGTTGATCCGGTCCATGTAGCTGCCGCCGCCGAAAGCGGGAGGGAGCGCCTGCTGTGGCTGCTGTAACGGAGCGGAAGGCTGCCGACTTTGCGCCGAGATATCGGTAGACGGTGCCTGCGGCGTATAGTCAGCCACGCTGCCCATACGGGGCATCTGATAGCCACCCACGCCTATATCGTTGACCTGAGTAACTGGCGGCTGAGCTGCTTGGGGCTGCGGAATGGCCGGCTGCGGAGCGGCTGGCTGCGAACCCACGAGCGTTCCTGACGACAAACCGGCGAGCGGCGCCGCGCCCCCGTTGAAGATGGAAGGTGGCTGGAACGGCGAAGGAGCGCTTGACTGCGGCAGCGGTCCAAACGGGCTGGGCGCATCGGGCGTAATGCCCGTGTAATTGCCCATGGCGTCGTATTGAGGCTGCGGAATGTTCTGCGGCTGATTTAGCGGGCTCGGGTAGAGCAGCGCATCCAGAAGCCCGCCATAGCCACCTTGATTGCCGTAACCCAGAGAGTCGAGCAGACCCATCTATTTAACCTTTGCCGAAGATTGACGGGAAGGCTTTGCCAGTCCCAAAAGGACTAAACAGGGTTCCGATGCCCTGGCCAAGCTGCATGAACTGCTCCAGCGGAGATGCCTCCTTCGTAGTCGTAGAGGTGCCAGACGATTGTGAACCAAGCCCCGCAATCGGAACCCCAATCTGGGCCAGCAATCCAAGAGCCTGCACAGGAATGCCGCGCCGCTGCGCTTCTGCGGCCATTGTGGCGTTGTAGCCCGCATTGCTCGCATCCATTGCCTGACCAGCCGCAGTAACGCCCTGGCCCTGGTTAGCGAGTTTCTGCTGTTGCAGGCCCGTCAGAATGCCTGCATTGGTATTACCGGCGTTGTATAGGTTGCCCGCAGCGCCCTGCTGGTTCTGGATGTTCTGGTTGTATTGGGCTGCGATCGTCGGGGCGACACCCTGCAAGATACCCCTGCCGAGCGCCTGAGAGTTCATCCCGCTGAAGTCACGCCCAGCCGCCGCGAACTGACCATTGGTGGCGTTGGTGATGTCAGAAATCGTGGTGTTTATCGCGTCCTTGAAGCCCGGCGTTTCGTAGGGGTTGTAGTTCGTGTTGGATGCGAGCGGCTGCGTGGCGGCCTTGTAATCCAGATAGTTCTGGTTGACGTTTCCGGCCTGATCCGTGGCCCCACCGCCCGAAAGCAGGCTGCTCGCATAGCTGTTAATCTGCGGCGCAAACTGGTTGGTCCAGTTATAGGCGTTGTTCGTCGCACCAGTGATCGCGTTGTTTTCGGCCGACGTTACACCAGTATTGGCAAGATTGCCCGTCAACTGGCTGAGAATGCCTTGCAGAGCAGGTTGCGCCTCCGTCCATGGAGCCGTCGTGCTCTGCTGCGTGGTTTCCGACTTCGATTGTCCGCCCATCAATTAAGTCCCATATTTAGACGACGCTTAATCCAAGCATCTCGCCTGTTATTTGCTTGCTCTTTGCGTGTGGCCCAGCGGCAATTTTCTGCCGAGTATCCAGCGTCGTTGTCGATCCTATCGAGCGTCAATTCTGGAGACGGCTTGGGGCCCATGTCCAACAGGAAGCAATCAAAACCGGAAACCCCGTCCTCGCCATACATCCATCTCGTGCACACGGTGATCCCGCGCGCACCATAGCTTTCATAATTCTGAGCATTTGGGTTATGGCACCTGTCAATCATATTGCCATATGCGCGCGACTCGGTCGTGTGGTTTGCTCGTGCTTCGGAATAGCCGCCGTATTTCGAAAACCTTTCTCCCACCGTGACCTTGCGGTCACATCCGCAACTCTTCGAGTCCCCGCGTTTCAATGAGTATTTATCAACCTGCTTTTCGACACCGCATGAACACCGACAAAGGTACCTTCGATATGAGATGGCAGACAAAACCACCCATTGTCCGATTGAATTGCCTATAAGGTCGTATTTTGCGCCACTCACAATAGCTTCTCCAGCACTACGTATTCGGCTCGATAGCCATCCAAGACGCGCTCCCAGCCCTTTCGGCCAAAGATGCGCATGGTTTTGCAGCCTTCAGCGGCTGCGTATTGTTCGATCTTCTTGAAGAGAGGCAGCCAGCGTTCCCGCTGATGACCACTACAGGCTGTCAGCGTGCAAACATTTCGACTCAGATGCGTTGTCGCCGCCGCCTCTACCCGGTCACTGATTGCCAGCCAAAGCAATTGATCGCCGGCCAGCACTTCCTTCTCGATGTCAGCGAAGTCGCTCAGCCCGGTTCTTTCGATCGCCGCCCGGATCAGGTCTCGCGCCAGCGGCCAGGTCTTCTGAATGTCTGCTGGATTCACACACAGCAGATCTACACTCACACAAGTTTCCAAATTTCAACGCGGGAGTAGACTTCCGTGAGACCGTTGCCTGTAGCCAGACCGAACCCGTTGGCAGCCCTGGTAGTGGTCCCGGTATGAAACAAGCTAAAGGTTCGCGCGCCGGCAATAGTCAAAATGGTCTCGCCGAATGAGCGCGATTGCGCACTATCAACTGCGGACGGCGAATATTCGCCACCTCCAGCATAATTGATTGAATCGCTATCGTTCTTCAGAAACGCCATATGCTGATCCACCCTCCACGCCGGGGCCGACCATCGCAGAAAGAACGTGCCTGCAGTTAGGATCGTAAATTGGTTGCTGGAAAGCGATACCAAGGTGTTGATATTCCTAACCAGAGTATTCAAGTCTCGCCGTTGAGACCCGGACGTAAAACCTCCAGCAGTAGTTCCAGCCGTCTTCTGATCCTCAATGATAACGTCTGGAGGGCCTAAGCCGGGTCCAGAGAAAGCCGTAGCGGTGACCGTTCCACTCACATCAAGCGCGGTCGCCGCCGTTGACTTGCCGATTGCAACGCCACCACCATTGGGGCTCAGAGCGAGGGCAAAGTTTGTCGCCAAGTTCGACTTGAGTCGAGACTGTATCCAAGCATTGCCGCTACTATAGACGCCGAAATCAACCCCAACTCCCTGAACGCCAAAACGGGAAGCCACGTTCGCGTCGGTCGTTCCAGAAGTGGCCGGAGCGCCCGAAGTGCCATACTGGTAGGTCAGAATGCCATAGAGCGTGGAACCGCCGAGATTAAGATTGTCAGGGAGCCCCGTTGCCTCCAGCGCCGCAATATCCGCCGTGTTCGTGGCGATGTCGTCGGTATTGCTCGAGATCTTGCTCGCATGGTCCTGCAGGGCCATGTTCTGCTTGCTGGGATCTCTCTCTTGCGAGCCCGGCGCATAAACGGTCGTCGTCACACCAAGCCCTCCTGCTTGATGTCAGGCTCGACACCCGCCGCGTAGGTCCACTGCGTCGAGGCTGGTATTCTGATCTTCATCCGCGAATATCGCGTTGACCGGATCAGATCTACCTTGCCGGTTCTTGTGTTCAGCGCGACTTCAGGAAGCGAAGTAGGCGTTGCAGAGACCAGTTCTCGATAGGAGGCGGAGCCAAACAGGGTTGGTGCATCAGAGACTGGCCGGAAGCCATTCAAGCGAATCCTGCGCCCGTCCGTGCCCTGCTCTGCCGTCTCCATCGTGGCCTCAAGATTGGAGCCCGAGAAGAACCCCAGCCTGTGCTCGCTATCGAACTGCGCAATCAAGGGCTGGGTAGACACTGCAAAGGCGTCCAGCGATGTCTCCAGTGCATCGATCGAGGATGAAAGATCGTCCAAGCTCTCCAGCGTAATGCCCGGCTGCGACATGCCAAGCAGATATTCTCCGCTCATCGAGATCGGAAAGAACCTCTCCAGAGCGTAATCGTATCCGAGGATCTTGTCATAGCGATCGGACGTACCCGACGTGGACTTATAGGCCCAAAATGCTCTCGTTGACCTCGGATCAGACGCACCGATGAACATCCGCAGCTCGTTCTTGTCGAGATCGTCAAAGAACGTGCGGTCAACCTTCTCCCGGCCGATTTGCTCCGGTATTCCACCGGGCACAATCTTGTAGAAGCCCTTCGCGGAATGAAAGAAGATCAGCGATCCCGCACGAACAATGCTATAAGGTGCGAACAGGCCGAGGTCTTCCGCGATACGCTCAATCTGGAAGATCAACGGAGAGCCGGGAATGTAGGACATCCGACGGATAACCTGATCCTGGAAGACCGTACCGAACTCGCCACCCGCCACGCCACGAACAATGCCGCCGTCCGGGAAGTCCTGAAAGTCGGAAGAACCTACGCCCGACGTCCAATTCGTGGTATCATTCAAACCGCTCCACTGAATTCGAAACGGGTTCGAGAGAAGGCCCGAGAGAACGAGGAAGCGGCCGACAACGCTGATATACGAGGCTTGAGGCGGAGAGCCCGAGTTGTCAGCAAAGGCAGCGGAAACACCAAGCGTATAGGTCTGCAGTACGACGTTCTCTTGCGTCGCCTTGACGAGATTGCCGAACTGCGCGAATTGCCATTGAGCGTCAGACGACAGATCAGAATAGTGCGCCGTTACCGAATGCGTGCCCGTTCCGGTCGAAGCGGTATTGATCGCAGTGCCGCCCGGCGTGGCTGAGATCGTGAATGTGCTGGAGGTCAGAACCGTCTTGACGTAGTAGACCGTACCGGCAGTGATCGCGGCAGGAAGCGCGCCGCCACTGTTCGAGAATACCACAGGTTCATTCGCCGCTAAGCCGTGAGAGGATAACGTAACAACGCCGGGGCTTGCAGAAGAAATTGTGACCGTCGCAACCTTACTGACCGGAATCCACGAATAGTCCGTGTTGTTCGCGATATAGAGGCCGTTCACAGTACCTGCGAAGACCGTAACCGAGCCGTCATCATTCAGCGCGTAGAAGCCGCCACGGCAGGCTGAAGGCAAAGATTGCGACAGGATCGCGAAGTCAGGGAACGGGCCGTAGCCGTCACCACGAGGGACAACGTTCAGGACGTTCTTGGTTGCTTGGCCTTCGTAGTCCGCGACGTCAGGAGCCCAAGGGCCGAACTGTAACAGCCCCATTAATTGATCCTCGTCCAGGTCTCGTCAGTCTTGGTCACTTCGGTCCATGTCGAGGATGCACTGTTCTTTCGGGTCCATGTTTCGGCTTGGCTTGTCACTGGCACCCAGACGCCAGCCCGAACTCCCGCAATGAAGTTCACGTCAGAGCCGATGATGTTGTAGGTTCCCCCATCGACCGCGACTGCATAGGTCCGCGACATGGCCACGGACGCGCCAGTGATCGAATAGCTTCCAGCATCTGCCGCGATACGCTTGTCGCTGGCCTTGGTCAGCGTGACATTGGCGCCTGTGATCGAATAGGAGCCGCCGGAAGCCGATATTTTCCAAGCGTGGCTTAGCGAGACCGCAGCGCCGTTGATCGCATAGGAGCCCGCCTGAACCGAGACAGCATAGGCGTGCTTTAGCGTGACTGCGGAGCCCGAGATGGCATACGAACCACCAGAGGCCGCAACCTTCCAGCCGTGCAGCAAGGACACTGCTGATCCGGTGATCGCATATGACCCAGCGTTGGCCGCGACCGTCTTGTTGGCTGACTTCGTGAGCGTGACATCTGCGCCAGTTACGGAATAAGTTCCGCCCGAGGCAGTGAGCAGCCACGCATGACGAAGTGTTACTGCCGTTCCTGTGATGGCATAGGAACCACCAGCAATGGCAACCGGCTTGTTCTTGCGTAGCGTTACCGCGGAGCCGCTGATGGCGTAGGAGCCGCCACTGGCAGCTACGACACGACCGCGCTTGGTGGTGACGGCGGCGCCAGTGATGCTGTAGGTGCCGCCGTTAGCGGCGACGGAGAACGACCCACCCCCGCCCGATGCATCGAAGGCGGCGGCGAGAAGAAACCCGCCACCAGAGTAGCTGACTGCCCGATTTGTTAACGCGCCGCCCGAGTTGTCGAACTTCGCGGTACTCAGGTTGAAATAAGTGGTGTCCGTCGCAAGTGCCGTTACGCCGGTCCAAGTCGTACCATCGCCGCCAAAGGCAACGATACAACCGCCAGCGCCGACATCGATATTACCCGACGCTCCAGTGCTATTGCTGATCGTATCCGAAGCTGTCGCGCTTGCCGCACCGGTCAGCGCTACAGCAGAAAAAATGTCCACCGTGTCAGCTACAGAAAACGTGAAAACGACGCTCCCGGATGTTCCGGTCGGCACAACGGCATAGGCAATGCCGAAGCCGGGATACCCGCCGGCTCCGGTTGTTGACATAATTGTCGCGGAAACCCCGCCAATGGTGATGGCAGTTGGGATGCGCTCATTGTAAGCGCTCGTACTCCACGAAATGACTATAACGCGGCCGGCGAACGCAGTTCCGAACTGGACTCCTGTTACAGTAGCGGTCGTCCCGTTGTTGCTCGTTCGAAGCGTACTATCAACAAGAGCCGATGTGACTGCCGCAACGGTACGAAACAGTGGCGCCCAGAGTGCAAGCGGATCAACTCGCCTTAGATCGACTTTCCGCCGCGCATGTACAACGTTCCGCCACGTCGTTCCCTTGAACTTGGCTCGCCTTTTAAGCGCCGACGTAACCGCCATTAGACCCTACTCAGGCCCAAATCGGCCGCTTGTCGGTCAGGCCAACGCAGAAAAACCTATGCTTCCTCCCACATGTGCAATGGAAGATGTAGATGTCCGGCGCAGGCTCATCGGGGTGGCTCTTCAGCGCCTCCACCTCATGATTTTCAGGATGCCTGCAACAGCCCGCGATCTTCTGGTTCTGCTCCAGATGCGCAATATGGTTGGGCTTGAGGTGATCCGGCGGGAAGTCCGCAACGCGGCGGCGCGGACATGCCTGTACCGTGGTCTCGGGAAGAACTTGCCCCTTGAAGGTGGCGTGACGCTTCTCTCGCGCCAGTTCCGCTATCGTTTTCTTGGGAAGCCCGACCTCGATGGTGCCGAGCGAATGCGGGATCATGCGACGGTGAAGATGTTCGCGCCAACGTCCCACGTCATGGTTTCGCCAGTCGCGACCGTGAATGTGGAGCCGTAATCCCACGAGGCCCAGACGTTATCCGCGGCGCTCGTATCGTCGTACAGGGTGAAATAACGGCCCGTGGTAGAGTTGCCGAGGTTGCCACCGGAAGCCGTCCAGACGATATCAGTGGCTGTTGCTGTGACCGTGCCGCCCGAGCGCGTGGAGTTGAACGTCGCGTTCTCACCACCCGTCGTATAGCCGTTCGAGCCCGAGATCTGCGTCAGGTCGCTGACACCAGCATCGGTTGCCACAGTCGGCGCATCCGTGTGAATGATGACTTTCCATGTGTCCGTGGTGCCAAAGGCGTCGATGAGCTTGTTGCAGAGGCTTTCGATTGCGGTCTCGTACTTCACATAGCTCGCCAATTCGGTCTCCTATGGCGTTACGCCGCTCACCCGCATTTGCATCGGGCCGGCATTAAAGGTGGATGCGAGGGAAAGACGGTTCAGCCCGTCAATGGCGGAGGCAAAACCCGTCAGCCAGGTTTGTATCCGCTCATCTTCCTTGGTGTAGGGCGCGGCTTCCAGAAGAGCGCCGTAGAGGTAGACATCAGGCGCGAGCGTCAGAAGCCAATTGGTGGTGTTGTCAGCAAGGGCCGGGATGTTCTTCCGGTACACCATCTCGAGCGTGTAATCCTGGTCCGGCGTCGGGGCTAACTCGATCTCGTCACCGACAATGGTGAAGTAGAGCGGGCGCCCCGCAATATCGGCATTCGAGGTCCGATACTCGTCCAGTTGCACGCCGCTCTTGAACAAGAGATGCGGTTTCCCCGTTACGCTCGAGAGCCGCATCCGCCGCATGGTCTGGAAATCGTCCGGCAGAGAGATGAACTCCGGCTCATCGGAGCCGATATCTACCGTTGCGGTAGATCGTTCTTCCATCTGCCGGACAAACAATTCCCGATTAAGCTTGGCCTCGCTAAGCGTGATGAATTCAGGGATGCGGGCCGTCAGATCGTCTCGCGCCAACCAGTTCGCAATAGCCGTCTGCAGCTCCGTGTAGGAACTGATGGCCACTACAGCGTTTCCTCAGTCACGGAGATCGTCTGGACCGTTGCCGAGAACACAGCGACCTTTTGGCCTGGCGTCACCTTGACATATTCCACCCAATTGGCCGGTAGATAGGCGTCGGTAGCTGCTGCGGTCGGAGTCGTATCGATCTTGTAGAAGCAGGCGGCCGGCGCCGCGATGCGGATCTGGTAGGTCTGCGATCCAAACGCCGTCGAAGCGACAGAGGTGGATGTCGTCGCCACCGCTACGTTATTCTGCACTCCATTCCTGGATGCCGGCTGCGGAAAGTTCATGGGCATTGTTAGTCTCCAAATCCCACGCGATGACGGACGCCATCTGTCCGCAGGTAGGCCCAATCCGGGTCTTGAAGTTTTCGGTAAATGATCTCGTCAAACTCTTTCGAATAGAGGCGCAGGCCAGTGCGGCCACGCGCGTATTCCTCGTTCAGCCACTGCATGAGAATGATGTTCGGGATTTCTGACGTTTGCCGCCATTCTCCCTTTTGCTCCATCGAACGGAGCCGCTTGTTGTTCTCCAGATACGGCTCGATGTCCTGGACGCGGACGAACGTGAACTTGCGCTCGCCCGCGTCGTAGTGCGTCTGGCTTGAAAGCCCGCTCATGCCAGCTTCTGGTAGTGCAGATAGTGAGACACGGGGCCACCAGCGGTGCCCGTTCCTGTCAGAGCGAACTTGATCAGGTCGTTCTTGTTGAAGATGTTCGCCCCCGTGATGACGGTGTTGGCGCCGGAGTCGTTGGTAGCGGCATAATCATGGTCGCCAGCAGCCGAGCCCGACTGCGTGATGACCCAGTTGCCGCCCGTGACAGCCGTACCAGCAATCGAGACCGTGACCGTCGAGTCCGCCGTAGTAGTTGCGGCGCCAAGGACCGAGCCCGCCTGGATGATGCGGCCCCGGAAGGGAGCGACAATATAGGCAGCCTGACCAGTGACAACCGTGGCAGTCTGGGCGGTGATGACACCGACCGTCAGCGGGGTATTCTGAGTAAGAGCCATTTAAGCCTCCAAAAGGAAGGGCGGCCCGAAGACCGCCCATAAGGTTGATGTCGAGGCTTAAGCCGTGGTCAGATCGAAGATACCGCCGGACGCCTTCTCGTTGCGGCTTTCAAGCGTCCATTCGGTGATGATGATCTTCGCATCCGAGTCGCCGGTCTTCGCTGGAACGAAGCTCGTGAACGAGCGGCCCGGCAGGGGAGCGTAGGCCCACATATCCATGTCCAGAACGAACACGTCGCGCTGGCGCATGAACTGGTTTGGAACGACCTTGAACGTGCCGAAGTCCGACTCGTAGGTCGAAACCGCAGCCGTGATCTTCTTGCTCGCCTGATCCTGGGTCGGCGTGCCGCGGCCAGTGAAGGTCGAGAATTGCTGCTTGTTGAACGAGTTCAACATGATGGTGTCGGGCGAGCCGCCAGCATCGTAGCACTTCTTGATGACGCTCTTGACCTGCGCTTCGGTGAAGGCCGTCAGCGTCGCGCTATCCACGCGGGCAGAAGTACCGTCCGCAGCGGTCGGGTCGGCGCCAGTGCCGCCGCCCTTTTCCGTGTTGGTCTTGATCCAGGCCATAACGGAAGCGAGCTTGCGGGCAGTACCAGTGCCGCCGGTAACCTTGGCGGTCGCAAGACCGACCATGTTGAACTCGACGTCGCGCTTGAGTTCAAGGCCCTTCAGCATTTCCTGATAGGCCATTTCGTCGTCGCGGCCGGCGTGGTCAACGGCCTGCTGGGTGCCGGTAACGCGCGGAGATTTGCGCGCGATTTGGCAGATATTGCCGAGACGAGCGGTCGCCGTGGTCGCATCAGCGACAATCGCGTCGTCGCCTTCGAGCTGAGCGTTTGCAGCCGCGGCAGCCAGCGCCTGGGTCTGCCATTCGTGGTTGACTGCAGTTGCTTTGGCGCGAGCGATACCCGTCCAGAACGGGGTCTTGGTGGGCTCTACACGGTAGATGTCGTCTGTGAGGTCTTCACGGTTGCCGACCGCGGAATAGGTGGTGAAGGCGGAAGTAGCGAGAGTCATTTACGTGATCCTTCTACCCGGCACGGCGAAGCTGGCGGATTTCCGCCATGATCTTTGCCTGGTTGACGCCGGATGCGTTGATGAGTTGTTTTTCGAGGGCTTGAATGCGTCCAGTGTTGCTGTTCTGAGCAGGTGCACTGACGCCGGGCCGCTGTACGGGAGGAAGGGGCTTTGCAGCGATGGTGGCCTTTGCCTTCAGACTGTCGTGGTATTTCAGACCGTCAGCGATTAGTTTTTGCCAGCGCGCGTCGGAGAGCAGCCTGTAGCCGTCTTCCGTCTGCATGATGGCGCCAAGGTCGCCTTCGGTGAAACCATAGTCATTGACCAGCATCGAAACGGCCTTGGTGCGGATTGCATTGGCCTTCTCCGGATCTTTCATTTCCGGAATCAGGTCGTGCAATTTCGCTTCCTGCTCTTTGGCAAATGCCGCTCGAGCGTTGGCCTTCTCTTGCTGCTGGCGTTGTTCAGCCTGTAGTCGCTCCTGCTCGATCGCCTGCGCATCCATCTGGTAGACTTGCCACTGCTGGAAACGGAACGGGTCTTCCGCCTGCAGCCTTTTGACGTCATCCAGGGATCGGATATCGGCAAATTCGCTTTGCCTGCGCAGCGCTTCGACAAGAGCCGGTAGCTTGGCCTCGTACTGCTTCCTTACCTCTTCCGCTTGTTTCCGGTCGGCCTCTGCGGCCTTGCGGATTTCCGCGGCTTCGTTCTGACTACGGCGCACGGCCTCACTGTCTTTGCTGGCCCGCTCGGTCAGGTATTCCTGAAGGTTGCGGGGTAGAGCGTTCCAGTGTTCGGCTTGCTCCTTCGTCCAAGACCTCGGAAGCTCGATTGGCGGCTGTTCAGCCGGGGCGGCTTCCTGCGTCTCGCCGGTAACCTCTGCTTGAGGGGCGGCGCTGGCCTCGGGGGCCAATTCCTGTGCAGGTGGCGGCGCTGCAGGTTCTGCTGCTGCCGGCTCTGCCTGCTTGTTTCGTCGTGACGCCAGCAATCGCGCGGCATCTGAGGGCGTCCACTCGCGCTGAACTTCAGGCGGCGCCATCGGCGCAGGAGTTGACACCTCGGCCGCGGGAGCGGTTGCTAGATCACTCATAAATTGTCCTTGTGTTAGCTGAGCCGAAACCGGCGGCATCCCGCCTTGGGCTCGATCTCTTGGAATTTCGTCAGCTTATGCAGTGCCAACGCCTTGTTGATTTCACGCGATGGCGTCGTGAACTGCGGAGGAAGCAGTAGGATTATGCTGCGTTCTTCTTGTTTTCGGCCAGCCGGATCAGATAGTTCAGCCGGTCGTCCGCGACTTTTCCGTCGTTCACCACCTGTTGCAACTGCTCTGGAATCTCGCATAGCACCCTGTGAGCCATGTAGAGGATTTCACGCGCCTTGGGCTGGTCAACATCGGTCGCGAATAGCTTCGCTGTGTAGGCCGCCTTCAGCCTCTCAATCGCATTTACGAACTGCTCATCCTTAAGGATCAGGGACGCCCTTGCGCCCGCTACGCGGTCCTCAAGCAGCTTGTCTTGATCGCTCACTTACCATTCCCTTCAGCCGTTCGCGGACGTCGGCAATGCACGGCGCCCAATCGTCCTGCTTGTTCTGGCGGATGACCCTCATGGAGTCGTACCAGATCGACCGGTCGCTGTTCCTGTTCCAGCGCCAGTCGGAATTGTTCGTCACCAGCGTAAAGACCGGTTTGCCCATGGCTCCGGCCAGGTGAGCCACAGAGGTATCAACGCTTACGACCGCATCCAGCGCCGCAATAACTTTGGCCGTTGCGCGCCAGTTCGGCATGAACGGTTCGAGATTAGCCACGAAGCCATCAAAGCCAGCTTGCGTGACTTCGAGACCCGCAGTGTCAACCTGCAATGAGTGAAAGGCCACTCCCGGTAGATCGAATAGTGGACTGTATTCCGTAAACGCGATGGAGCGCTGGGTGTCTGCGAGATAGGCAGCATTTCCGCGCCAAACGAGGCCCACATTCAATCTACCGCGGCTCGGGATGTTGGCCGGCTCTGACCTGAAGTACGACTTGCCTTTGACATCGCCAATATCAACGCCGCAACGCCAAGGCAGAGACATACTGCCAACCACAAAGTCGGTATCAATAGGACCAGCAAGAGGCAGTATGCCATCAATACCAAGATTGTCGGAAACCAATTCCAGCAAATCAGGAAGAGGCCCAGCCAGATAGGTAGCGCGAGCGCCACAGTCGCGTATTCGCGGAATGAAGCGGCAGAACTGGATGAAGTCTCCAGCGCCCTCCTCATGGTAGACGCAAATCGACTTGCCATTCAGGTCTTCCCCCTGCCAATGAACGACGCCCGCCGGCAGCTTCTGCTGCGTAATCAATTCGCCCTTGTTCTCGCGGAACTTCATCAGCGCTACCTCGCGCCGGATTTCAAATTCCCGAAGGCCCTTGTTCAGTTGCCCGTCACCCAGGTAAGCCAGCGCGCGATCCTTCAGGATCTGCGGGTTCGGCTCAAGCTCATAGGCCTTGGTGTACCATTCGATGGCCTTCTTGTTGTCGCCCAAGGCACGGTAGGCGATGCCTACGTGGTGCGTGACCTTGGCCTTCCAGTCATCGTCAGCCATCGCAAGGCAGCGCTGGTACATTCGCAGCGCTTCCTTGAACCGCCCGGTCCGATGACAGGCCGAACCGTAGTTGAATGTCGTATTGACCTCGTTCGGGGCAATTTCATAAGCCCGCTTGGCGAGGTAATAGTAGTGCTTGCCGTTCTCCTTTTTCTCGGAGACATTGGCGAACTGGTCGATCAGGGCCGTTGAATCGTCGGGGTTGCGGATCAGCTGGCTTGCTGTTGCGCGGTACTTATCGACGTTCACGCAGCTTCCTTGACAGAAGAGACATTCCCGAGCGTCGGATCGTCCTTGTGGATCGCGATAACGTTCATGCCGTTCGGTAGGACCACGTAGCCCTCGGACCGCAGCGCGGCGGTAATTGCGTCCTTGTCAGACTTGATCGTCTCGATGAACAGGATCGGCTTGCACCTGGCGATGGTCTCCCGCGCGCCGTCTAGCGCTTCGGCTTCCATCCCTTCCAGATCCAGCTTCATCAAGTCCAGCCGCTCGAGCCCAAGACCGTCGATCATGATCTGCTTTATGGTCGAGGTTGGCCTAGCGTAGTCGATCGGCTGACCAATGAACTCAGTTCCAACCCGCGCCTTTAGTTCGAATGAGCCGAACGACCCCTGTTTGGTGTAGTCCGGCTCGGGGATGGACAGCTCGCCCGGCACGTCCGCGAGCGCTGCCCAGATGGCCCTGGCATTGAATGCGTTGTGCATGGTGAGATTGCCCGCCAGTGCGTAGAACACTCGCTCCTGGGCCTCCACAGCGATTACTGAGCCCCACCCACGCATGAGGCGAGACCATTCAACAGCATGCACGCCAATATTGGCGCCGCCATCCAGAGCAACAACACCATCTCCGAAATGCTCCCGCCTGCAGAGCAGGAGATTCTTGAGCCCACCCACGTCTCTCGGATCATAGCAGCCGTTCTCCATGATCTGGGCGCCGACGCCGTAGAAATCACCGGTGAAGGCGTGATTGTAGTCCATGCGGTTGACCAGCATGGGGCCGTGGTCAGTCGACGCGAGCACAAAGGCTACTGTCACTTATTCCCCTTCGGTTTAGCCTTTGCCGCAGCCATCGCTTGCTTATGCGATGCCTCGCCCTGCTCCAGCTTCTGTTCGTGCTGTTCCTGACCTTGCATGGTCTTGAATGCGCCCGCCTCCATTGCCTGCTGATGCTGGGCCGCGCTCTGCGCCATCTGCTGGTTATGCGCTTCCTGTTGCATCTCCAGCTTTCTAGTCTCGAGCCGCTCCTGCAACTGGAACTCTAGGATCGCCAATTCACGCTTCAGCTCGAACTCGCGCTCGGACTGGATCATTTCCGCCTGGGTCTTGCGGTCCTGTGTCGCGATATCAGCCTGCGCTTGCGTGGCCTCGATCTGGGCCTTGCGCTCGTCGGCCATCTGATCAAGCTGGGCCTGCACGCCAAGCTTCTTCTCGTCGGACTGCGCCTTGACCTGCGCAACCTGAACCGACTCCGGAACAGGCGGCGGCGGCGGCGGATATTTCGGCTGTCCATCCCGACCCTTCTCATCCGGGTCATTGAAGAACTTGTTGGGGTTCTTATGCCCCATGATCTTGGTCAGTTCCGCCGCGGTAGCGAACAGCTTGGCATCGTCAACCAAGTTGGTCTTGCCGCCGGCAATCATTTCCTTCTGCACGTTCGCCAGCGCCATGACTTGGGCGAACTGCTCAGCCTTGCCGCCATTCCCTAGCCCGACATGAATGGTCATGTCCTCGCGGGTCTTCCAGTCCCGCGGATCGACCTGAACCCACTGATTACGAAGCCTGACCGTCTGCGCCTGTTGACCATGGCGCCGAATCGTCCAGTGCAAGAGCGAGAAGATATCCTTGACGCCCTCGGCCATGATGCGGGCGATCAGCTTCATTCTGGCCTGCGCCATCGTGAAGACCTGATTGGCCTTGGTCGCTGTCTCGTTCACCAGTGCATTAGCGTCAACGCCCTGCCCGACGCGGGTAACGCCGGTACGCATCTCGCGGGTGCTGTCCCAATACTCCAGCGCCGGGAACAGCGATGGAGTGATATCTGGGACCGTCTGCCAGACAAGTCCGCCCGGCTGCTTGGTCCGGATCGGAGCGCCAGGACGAACGGTCAACAGGTCGTCAATCGTGTTCGGGCCTGCGTGCGATTCCGAAATCTCAGGCCGTGGGTTGTTGTGCAGGTAGAGATTATCCAGGCCGCCACGAACCAGCGCAGTCTTGATGCGCTGGATGTCCATCACAAGATCAGCGATCGACCGGCCAAAGAAGCGATGCGGGACCGGAACCGGCGTCGTGCAGGCAAACGGCATCACGTCAAAGGGCTCAATGCACTCCTTGCCGCCCTTCTTCAGAATCTCGCCCTGTTCGCCACCTGTGACAACCTGGTAGAGGCAGGCCCGCCCTGTCCCCTCGTAATCCAGCCTGATATAATGCTCGGTGAAGCGTACAATGCGCGATGCTGAATGCTCCGCACCCACGCCGGAGGTCTCGTAGATCGAATCCCGCGCCACCTGCTCGTAGTTCTGTGGAACGCCGTAGCTCTCGAGCGCCTTGACCTGGTCCTTGTCGTAGCCCTCTGCAATCAGGTCGGCTTCGGTCTTGGTGACTACCTCGTGGTAGCAATAGTTCGAGGTTTCGACAGAGCGGGCATTGCGCTCGATGCCGAACTCCTCGGGCGGAACACCCATGACACGGGCGCGGGCAAGCTTCTTGGTCGTGACAATCGTGATATCGTGGACCATCGGCGCAGCCAGGGCTGGAACTGCCATCAGTAGGCCGCATCCTCTGCCGGCGCGTTCATCGGCCTAGCGGTGTGCTCCACGATCTCCATCTGTCCGTTGGACGCCTCGACCTCCTGCATAATCGCCGTAAGCTGCTCCTCGGTCAGGTCGTAATAGGTCTCCCGCTCTTCCCGCTCGCTCTCGTCCCAGAATACTTTGACGATGCCATTCTTCTGCAACAGAGCGTCCTTGACGAAGGTATACAGCACCATAAAGCCAGGGTTCTGCTGCATGAACACGTGGTTCACGTAGTCGGTCTCTTGCTGCGCTGCGGCCTCGTCCTCTGGCCCAACTGGCTCGAACCGGACCACCTCATCACTACCGGCGAAGATGTCCATCAATTGGGGCATCAAGCCTTCAATGGTGTCAGCCACGTCAGTCGAGACTGCACGGGATCGGCCCTCCTCCGTGGGCATGTCCTTCTGCATCCGGCCATAGTAGTAATCCATAGCGTCGGAGCGCTCTTTCCCGAGCGTAGCGTCAGAGAATGCAGCCTGGGCTGAAGCCTTTTCAGAGCCGAGGATTGCCCCAAGCTCGAGCGAGGTCATCTTCCTGGCCATCAGGCGACACCAGCGCGCGAGAACACGATGGGCCGATTAAATGCCCTCGTCTGGCTGGGCTCCTCGTAGTCGATCGCCATCAAGCCAAACCCGTCCGCGCCATGCGACGACCAGTCATGCTCCGGTCCCATGCCAACATTGCGCTGCTCGTCCTTTTTCTCGTGGTAATAGCCCAGCGCGTCACGGCCGGCTTCAGTGGTTGATTCATTGAACCAGATCTTCGGGAATACCCGCCGAACGGCCTCAATGCGCATCGCTGCGGCGCCGCGGCCCTGGTTCTTGATAACTCGGGTCTCAAAACCAGCATCCCGGAAGTGCTCTTCGTAGCGCTTGCCAGTGATGTTATTCTCGTTCACGCCATCGTGCGGCAGAATGATCTGGACCTTGGAATAGCCCCGCTCCCGAAGCCACGCCACATGGAAACCCAGCACCTGGCCCACGCTCTCGTAGTAATCGAGAACGCGGATTTCCTGCCCTACGAACTGAACAATCCAGATTATGAACGCGTCAGCCGTAGCACCTGAACCGCCGATATCGATGTAGGCCCTGAGCGGCAACAGCGGATCAGCGGCGACCTTGCCAATCCGGCCTTCAGCCTTAGCCTTGGTAAGAAGGCTGGCAAAGTATGCGCCCTCAAAGGCGGTAGCGTATCCACCTTCCCAAACGTGGTCACAGCGCTCCGGATACTTCTCCAGATCGATCGCGCGCTCTTCCGCTAGCACGCTCGGGAACCACGGGTTATCCCGCCA